TGCCTGCCTTTTCGGCATTTACTATCGCCGGAATTGTGGTGAAGTTTGCGTCTGCATCGGGGTCCCACACTGCCACTCTGCCGGCAACGGGTACCTTCTGCACGTTTAATGCTTTGCGCACATTTGCGATGTCGCCAAGTGTAGAGGGCGTTGTCCCTGCCGTACCGACAACATACGGAATATCCTTGTAAAGTTCCAGACCGTCACTGTTTATTTTTTCTGCCAGTGCCGCCGCTGCCGGGATTGCAAAAAGACGGTCGATGTCGTCCACGCTGGTTGCTTTTTCAACTGCGGAAAATTCAACGTCTACCGTTGCAATTTTATCGAGCGTAACAGGTACGGACTGTTCTTTTACGTCCTGTGCGGTCACACCTGCACTTTTGTCAAATTCGTCCGCTTTAAGTATTACGGGTTTCTTTACCTGTATGGTTTCACCCTGCCCGTTTACAAAGTCGTTTGAATAATCCTTGTGAATTAAATTCGGAAAAACAAGATTTTCCATAAGGCGAGGCAATGTCTGCCTTGCTATTGTCTTTACTGTAACAAATTCATTTGCCATAAATAATCACTCCTATTTTTTTAAAGTTGTTTTGTAATATTCGTCGTCCGACATTGCATCGTAGTTTGGTGCCTGTGCTGCCGCCTTTGGGATTGCCCCTTTCAGTCTGCCGTTCACAGCATTTTCAACCGCAATGCCAAACGCTTTTTCCACTGCCTCCATACTCGCCTTGCAGCTTTCGGCACTGGTATAGTTGAGAGTTTCGGCAAGTTCTGCCGGCAGACCTTTGCTCACAAGCTGCTCCTTAGCCTCGGCTTTGAGTTCACGCATCGTTACTGCGGCAAGCCTGTCGTTATAGTCCTTTTCCTGCTTTTGCCTCTCGAATTTCAATTTTTCGTCCGCAGACATTTTGGCAAGTTTTTCGGCCTCCTCCAACTCGTGGGTCAGCTTTTTATCGAAATCCTCATTCCATTTGGTTTTTGCCGTTTCGATTGCCTTGCTCACTCTCTTGTCAAATTCCGCCTGATACTCTCTGTTTTCAAGAATATCGTCAAAAGTTTGCGGTTTTGTGTCCGTCATCTTTGCCTCCGACATTTGAGGTTCCGCTGTAATTGCTCTGCCAAACGTCGCTCCGGCTGTTGTAATGTTTGTCAATTCTGCCATCTTAAATTACTCCTTTCGCCCGGTGCATTGCATCTGCCCCACACCGTTCACCTTTTAAGCCCGGTACATTCATTCAATGCCCATACCGTTCTATGTATAAAAAATAAGCCTGTTTAACGTCTGTGCTCAAAGACGTGTATTTTTTATCCGTTTATATTACACTTTCTCACCTCCGCTTAATTTTTTGTATAAGAAAACCGCCTACTTGTGTAAGCGGTTAGCTGATTACCTTGCGTATATCTCCTATCTGTACGGTCACCGTTTCCGAATTATTTGGCGATGGGCTTAGTTCAATCAAATATCCACGCTCTTTTTCGTCGCCGTTTGGAGCGTTAAAGATTTCTATCACACAGCCACATCTGCCGTCTTTTAATTCAACTTCATCATACCAATTTACTCTCATATCATTCAATCTCCTTAATATATGCACTTGTGAGATGCGTCTTTTTTTCGCATACCTTCCACGCAACGATAACATTTGCCGGCTTTCCCTTCAAACCGTAAACAATTATTTTCTGTTCATAAGAAGTCCCGTATTGGTCCGTGCCTTTGTCTATTGCAACATATTTGTTCGCACGTTCCAGCAGTATACTTTTTAACTCATCATAATTATTTGCATCATATCCCAAACGTGATGTTATAATGGCACCTTTTGCATAACCTCTTTTATTTTGCGGATTAAATAAATACTCCGTAAATTTTCTATCATCGGCACTTGCACTATTCGCATTTGGCAGTACAAGTTCAGGGTTTGTACGCAACTTGTTTTGGCGTAAATAATCAATTCGCATAAACCTGTAATTCTCACTGTTATTATACTTCATTTCCCGGAATTTGTCAAACGTTTCCGGCACGTTTTCCTTGCCGAGGACGCTCTTGTAGCTCCTGTATTGCTGTTTGTCGGATTTTTCGTTTAACAGCTTTTTGCGCTCTGTTTCCCACGTGCCGTCACCGTATGTATTGTCAAGCGATTTGCGCCACTTTTCATATGTCATATTTGCCGGTACCTTTTGTGTTTTGCCTGTTACCGGGTCTTTCGCACGGCGTGTAAGACCCTTTTCGGCAGATGAGTCTATTGCCGGCACCGTTGTCGAACGGCACCAGGGGTGCATAGGCGGCATATTTACACCGGGAACGCCCTCCGATATTTTAAATTTTTTGCCGTCTAACGACTGACAGACTGCACTCGTGCGCATATCGAGCGTTGCAACAAATTTGTATTTGTCAACGCCGAGTTCTTTGTAACTTTCCATCTCCGCCATACTCGAAACATATGCGCTCTCCGTTCTCACAAGACGGCGTGCCTCCATTGCACCGACTGCCATACGTCCTTCGATTTCTTTTGCGGTTTTCTTGTATCCTCTGCCCGTCATAAAACCAACAAGCAGTTCCTCTTTAAGTACCTTGTTTATTTCGTCTGTTTTGCCCCATATACGCTCGGAAAACAGCTGTCCGCTCCACTTATTATTAAGTATTTCGGAAACTTTGGAAACCGGCATTTTTGCAAACGAAAAATTAAGCCCTGTGCCCTTTTGTATATCAAACACGCATCTGTTATACGCCTCATCGGCGAGGTCCACATAATGCCGTTTCGTTACATTTTCCTCAAATGTTGCAAGGTTTGCGGTCTGAACGTCTATATTCTTTTGCAGAGTTTCAAACCGTCCTATACGGTGAGCGTATGCCGGGGCGTTTATCGCATTTATCATTTCCCTGCGTTCCTTTGGCTCCTCTACCGTTTCAAGCGCCGCCTTAAATTTGTTTAACGTCTTTCGGCTTGCCTTTTTGTTGAGCAAATCCCTGACCTCGGACTCGCTCAGTCCGCTTTCAAAGGTGAAAGTATTAAATATTTTATACATTTCGGCGTTTATTGCTTTTGTAGCCCGTACGTAAGCCTTTGCAACCTCATCGGCAACGGCGTCCGCCTCGCTCTGATACTCAATCATTCGCTTTGCGGCACGTTTGACCCAATAGGTACTGTTATTCATCGTCATCACCTAACGGTGTATTTAATTGCATACCGAATTGTTTCATACTCTCATCGGCATTTTGCTCCTTTTCCTGCTTTAAGAGCTGCATTGCCTCATCTACGTCTTTTACAAACGGCAAGAGCGGCAGAAGCAGCTTTTGCGGCACAACGCCGTCAAGCTGCGACACAACGTTTGCAAGGTCGGTTATGTTCTTTGGCAAACCTCTTGTAAACGTAAGCTCAACCTTGCCGAAGTCCGTACCGCCCTTTGCCATATTAATCCTGTTATACAGCGCAATGCGTCTTTTTGCCGCCTCGGTGAATTTGCGCTGTTTTGTTTTTACAACCTCTTCAAGACCGAGGAGCTTATACTCTATGGCAACGCCTGAGGCATTGCCGGCAAAATTTTCGTCGCTGAGGCACGGAACCATTGCAAGGCTGTGTATATCCTCTTTTATAGCCTTTCGCAGAATATCAACGCCGGACTCATCAAACGTCCTGAACAGATACTTTGCGTCCGTTTCGCCGGGCAATTCAAGTATTCTGTCCCTTTTAAGGCGGTTGCACACCTCCTCTGCCTCCTCCTCGGTATCGGCAAGCGTTCCGTTTACAATCAAAAGCAATGCGTCTACAAACTGCTCTTTGTCGTTGACACGGTCACTCATAAGCGTATTGTAAGCGTCTATGAGGTTTGTCACCTGCTCGTAATCTCCCTGGCGTTCGTCGTTGTTGTCATATGCGATTATCGGCACGTCGTCAAACGGATTTATTTGCGCCTCTCCCTCGGAAATGATGTTAAAATTCGTGTCGGCAACATATTCCACAGCCGCACTTTTGGTGTATACGTTCACCTTGTAACCCGTGTGCGACAGGCTCATATCGTATGTCGGGTAATAATAAACGCCGAAAAGCGGTCTGTGCTGCAATGTATCATCACAAACGACAAATGTATTCCTTGGGTCAATGCAAAAGCTCAGCGGCGTTGTTTTTTCGTCGTCCGACATACAGATGAGTTCGTATGCTATACCGAATTTTGACATACTCTTGCCGAGCGACATATCGACGCTTGGTATATTTGCAATATTAAACCAGTCTAAAAGAGTGGCCGCATTATCGCCGACGTACTTAATCGGCTCGCCCACAAAATAACCGGTCACCGTATCGGTAATGTCCTTTGCGTGGTTGCACACAATCCTGTTGTTTGCAAGACTGCCTGTTTTGTCCCGCTTTAAAATATCGTGCTCGCCACGGTAGTAACGGTCGAGTTTGTCATACCGTGGCTGTAACGATATATGCTTGGAGATAAACGCTTTTATACTTTCGTACGGAACTATATCTCCAACGTTGTTTTTGTCTGTTGTAAACATTTTTAACCCCCCTGTTTTAATCGAACCCGTATTTTGACTTTGAAAGCACCTTGACCTTTTTTCTGTCCATTATCTTTTCTGCAATTCCCGTCGTTGCATCGGGCGCATCGTCGTGCTCGTTTTTACCCTCACGCTGATAACGGGACATTGCCTCGTAGTATTCCGGAAAGCGCTCACGCCAGTTTACCGGAAAATATATGTGGTCCATTACCCAAGTGCTGTTTGACAGTATTCTTGACTGCTTATTTTTCGACTGAAAAAACGGCTCAATTCTTGTGTAATTGGATTTGTACGTGTTTTGCAAAATAGCGGAGACGTTCCTTGCAAAGCCCCTGCCGCCGTTGTTTGACTCAATGTCGGCAACGTTTACTTTGTCCTCATACAGCATTTTTGCAACCGCCGGCTCCGTTACCTCCATACCGTCTTTGGTGTATATAACGTTAATAACGTATGCCTCGGTGTTGTATTCCACATAATCTATACTGCATAGGTAATCTGCGCCTGTGTCGGCTGTATCGGTGTAATTTCTGACTGAGGAATACAGAGCATTGCCGTTTTCGTCCTTCGGCAGATGCGAATATGTTTTAAACGCCGTATACAGCCTGCCTTTAACGTCTATCGGATTTTGCTGATAGTTCGCCTCGGCAATGTCCAATCCCATTGCCTTAATCTTATTTTCGTACGACGCCGCAGAGAGTATCTCATCGCACAGCATCGTACCGTTTTCCTGTTTTGCCTTATACACTATCTTTTTAAGACGCAGGGTATTTTCTTTGCTGTAATGCTCAATAGCTCTGCCGGCGAGGTCACCGCTGCTCCAACGGGTCATAACAATAATTATCTTGCCGCCCTCTTCGAGTCTTGAAAGCATCGTGTCCGTAAACCAGCTCCAATGATTTTTGAGAATTTGGACGTTGTTTGCC